GGTCTCACTTTTATATACCGTCTTCTCGGTTAAACAGCTACCCTATAAGGGGCACCTGCCTGAAATCCCATCAAGGAAAAATCATCAGCAATTGCGCTATCAATTACAGCACGCCACTCACCTAAATCTAGGTGCATATTAATTTCATACCCAGCATTATATGCGGGTATTTGTTGACTTAATGTAGCATATCCGTACTCACCAAACGCAATCCTAAACAAATTACTATCGTAATGCGGGATTTCGAATTCAATACCACCATTGGTGTGCGGTACAAAACTAATACTCCCCCGTAGGGAGTTTTTGACGAAATTTGAAGTACTCCATCCTATACTTGTTGAGGCTACCGTAGCCAAGTCACGCATTGAAACCGTTAACTTGGACGTAGCAGATTCGCTATGACTTGCGTTATTATAAGGAACAAAACTCACCCTTCGGCGGGTCCCTCCTCTAACACCAATATAAGCTGTTGACAAGTAAGCAAGGAGCGTAACAATTCGTGCAGCATCCGTTGCCTGCCCCAATCGGGGATAAGGTGCTGGATACAAAGGCTCAAACATAACAGCCATACCGGGGGATCCACTAGTCTCTGTTGCTAAAGTCAAAATTCTATGCGTAATAAAGCGTTTTAGTAGCGTTCGAAAAGATAAGAGTTGTTCTCCAAAGTGTAGTTGCGATATTCCGCCAACCTCACTAACTGGATTATTTATACTCATAACTGTCTCATCACTCTCCAAAACAGCCACGTTTCTATCCGTGGGTAATCGGGCTTCATTAGGTCCTTGTACTAATAAATCAGCACAGGAAACATAGACATTAACTCTAACAGCGCTTGCACTCGGACCCGTTAAAGTAGTGAACGGAACAACACCTATAATCCCATTATGAAAATCCACTTGCGTTTCATCCATAGCGGGCCCATAAAAAACCCCACTATTGCTCAAATTTCTGCACCAAGCACGTGGAAAAGCCCATTCTACATCCAAAGAAACACATTGAGTTTCCTGTAAATCCAATATAGCCATATAATTTTGGTTCATACCAAAATGTGCCGTAGCTCTTGTTTTAGCCCACGGATACGGATCAAAGAATATTAACAGTTTGCCCCTATGAAACGATGAACATATAACTTCAAATCGAAATCGCATAGTGCCTCTCCAGTAATTAAAAGGTGTCGCTGCAAAAGCGCAAGCAGTGGGTTGATAAATAACGTGCGTCGTAGTGTCGATTTTTGTTGCCAACATTGGAGTCACTAAAGATGAAAACAAGTTCGAATGCAAGGGCGTATCAACCACCCTCCAATCAAAATGAGTCAAAAGCGATTCTTTTGCGGCAATATGTTGGATAACCATTTCGTCTTCACTTCGTGCAACTACCCTGGGGTCAGACGTCAATTCCTGCTTAGGGTCAAAAGTCAATTTTTGTGTGGATTCCATCCCTATACAAGCGGAGGAATTCATAAAAGGTTGATTTTTGACAAACTTAACTTCTTGTAATATAGCAGGTTTAGACCATCCGAACCAGGAAGCTACACCAGCAATTCCTTTAAATAGCATTGTACTCGCCATCGCGAGCGGTCCAATTTCAGGAACAACCGATACATACGACGACCACGTTGCCAAACTAGTTGCCAGCTTCTCTACTGGCCCTACCTTACGTTCATCACTTTCTAACTTTACTTCCATGCCACAAGCAGTGGGACATCCTAAATGTACGTCCTCTGCCCATGCATAGATTTGCATTTCTAAATCATCTGTTGTCGTAGCTGTAGTGTTTACTTCTCCCATGGAATATATATATAAAACACCCATATCACTCATATCCAAAATGTCTGAACCGCTAGCGAGTATAGCCCCACTATGCGTTCTCATAATTGGTTTCTGAGCAATATACGGTAATTCCAAAACCACGGGATTACTAGACTTCACATCTATATATTCCTTGAATGGACTCTGTGACAAGTAGTTTAATACTCCATTTCTGGAGGCCTCACTACTTACCGTCGAATCCACTGCAACCACTGACAACAAACCCAAATTATAATAAGCTAAAGGTTGATAAGACACCAAAATTTTTCCATAATTAAACTGGCTTGAAGTTAACACGACACGAACACACAAATTACACCTAATATACGCATAATTCATCAGTTTTGCTCGCACACGAAAATCATCTGACCATTCCTTCCATGGATTAATATAATTGGAGAATCGAGTACCAACCTGTATAACTTCTGTTGAAATCAAAACTGGTCGTTCTAAAAAAGTTGAAATACTCACATCATCATGTTGTCCTAGTGCAATTTCATAAGCAGGAATCATTTCACATTCCTTATCCTCACATGCCAAAATATCAGTCAAAGTTTCTATCTTATCCATAACATTTGCAGATCCTTCATTCATATCAGATTCTAATACTGGTACAGAGTTAATCTTAACCTCTAACTCCGATACTATAACCGTCAATCTGGAAATTAATCCAGCCAAACGGATCTGTTGTGCTGTTATTTGCTTCATATTGGCTTGTTTTACATCCTTATGTATATCGCACAGTCCTTCATATTCATTCAAAACACTTTCTAATTCCGCATTAAGTTGGGTGCGGATGCCCATTAAAAATTCTATATATTTATTTTCACGCCCTTGATACTTCACAGGAACCGCGACGTCACGGTCCAGGAGCTGTAATACATATTGTAAATTTAGGTTGCTGTTTTTTGCGTGTCGCAACCTACGACGTTTCGTATCACATTGTAATTCCGCCGTATTATCTTGTGGAAAAATAGTATAACGTATTTTCTCGTAAGTAGGGAGTGGTGGATAAGCTTCCATCACCCCTTTATCAAATTTAGTCACCATTAGTGCTACTAAATTTGATCTAAACCGAGAAAAAGTGTTATAATCAGACCACAAGAACACTTCGTATAACAAAGAGTTACACGTTGACCACAATTGGTCAGTCATTGATACATTCCCAGAAGGAAGTACCCATTTTATCATTTTTGACAGCGAATGGGGAGACAAAGGAGCAACATAATTACTCAAATCATCTCTCCACACTATCGTTCGTTTCAAAAACGAAGCCGTCCAGATAGTAACAAATTTTTGAGACACAACTCCTTTACCAGCTGTAGTAAACCCCATTTTGTATATGTTTTCAACAAAACTCGCATAAGTAAGAGCATTAAACACATGACTAAAACTGGGATGTACTTCAGCAAGAACATCATCACCGTAAGTAACAGCATTAACATAATTGAAAAAATTGTGCTCCGAATCTATCATCTTATACCAGGCATACGCCAGCATAACAACTCCACGTAATGAATTGTTTTCTGCCGTACCATACATACCACTCGGCTGCATTCCAGGTTTAGAAAATAGATCTTTATTCATCGCAATTATGGGAAACAATCCATCACTCAAAATACCGTCTAGAATACGCATAGCAACATCATTATAACCCAAATTTAAAGCTACATCATGCACAACACGCACAACCATGCCACCAACATCTAAAGGATTATTCACATCATATCCTTTATAGTCG